TATCTATTCCTGAACAGGAAATGGAAACTATTGGCAATATAATGGTGCTGGAAACCGATTGCGAAATGCAGTCCTATGTTGGCGAAATAGAAAAGAAGCACAAGCTGACAGAATTAGTCCTGACTACTAATTTATGGAGTGAGGTAAGTAAAACCGTATTGGAACAACGTGAACAGACTATACCAATTAGTGAAATAGATGATGAACAGATTTAAATTGCAGAAGTGATTTCATGTCCGGCATCCAGAAGACCCTATCATTCTTCTATTCAATATTAATGACCGGCACACGGCTGCGACGTGAACTATATACTGACGTAGCAGCTACACCAGTCAGTGTGGATATGGATTACAAAGAAATTTCAGTAGGGGCTTCGCAACAAATAACTCTAACTGGCATAGCTGCGGTATTTTTCTTGAAACCAGATGCACCAATTCAAATAAAAGTAAATAATAGTGATTATTTCGCAGCGACCGATGCAGTGATAATTAACGCACCGCTCAACGAAGTAATTATATTCAACCCAGGTACTACGGCGGTCAATTGCGTTTTAATTGACGCATAACGGAGACATTTATGGCACATGCTGTTGTAGTTAATCTTACCCGGATGCCAAAAACTTTGCAAGCAATGGTTAATGGCAAAATGGAATTTGTGCAAGTGCCACCCACCTTGCACGGTAAACCGGCGCGCGTGCAACCTCATTTTGTGACTTGGCAGGAATTACATCCGCGTGAAATGAGGGTTATACATTTTGTTAATAGCCAAGGTCAAAAAGTTGCCCAATTAGATGCGAAACATTTTCCATCGACTATGCCGCCCAAAAAAGAAGAAATTAAAAAAAATGCACCGCCACAAGCTACTGCATCAAAACCTGCAACGACAGCGCCAATGCAATCGTCAAATGCTGCGCCGACAGGTAATGTCGCATTAGGTACGCCAATTCCGCCACAACCATCGCCTGCTCCTGCTTCGCCTCCGACTAAAGCTTAATTAAAGCGCGAGATTGAAGCATAATATCAAAATATCAGGAGTTTTTCTGAAATGTCAGGCTCGATTCCATTAATCACTGGCTCCCCTGGTGTTTATATTCGTGAGGAAGATTTATCACAGCAGGTCATTCCAGTAACTACTGGTATTGGTGCGCTTGTTTTTGCAAGCGATCAGGGTAGTTTATCACCCCAATTAATTACCAGCGCCACATCCTTTACCAAACGCTATGGTAAATCTGATTTGTCAGTTGGTTTTGGACAAATCGAAGGCTTGGCATTTTTGGCCAGCGGTGTAAATCCGAATAATCCAAATCCGACTGCGCTTTGGTGTCTGCGTGTTGTCAACGACGATGCAAAATTCGCCGGTGCCGACATTATGAATACCGAAAGCGGTGCGATCGGTAATACAGGTGCCGAAGGTTTAGGATTAATTAATCCGTGGCCAGTAGGTACCACAAATGATTACACTGGCAATGGCCGTGATATTTTTCTATTAACATTTACTGAGCCGTTAGCCTCCGCTGCATCGCTTAGTGGTACATTTACTCCGGGTGGTGGTTCACCAGTTGATTGGGGTCCAGTAGTTTATGCTACCAGCCCAGCCGCTACTCTGGCGGCTATCGTTATTGCTATAAATACTGCATTAGCCGGTATTCCTGGTGGCACTGCTAATGAATCAGCAGGTGTATGTGAATTATTATTAGGTAATCCAACCTTAAATTCCATTTTAATATATGGTATGGAAGGTAATACGCTTGCAGTAACGGCAGTATTAACTGGCCAGATGGGTAACGCTGCTACTGTTGAATCGACTAATGAATTAATTACCGTTACAATGCAGAACCCCGGTATCTGGGGTAATAATGTTGGCCTCAATATCACTAATATTAGCACTGGCGTTTTGCAACGCTCGTTAATTACATTCTCTGATGCACTAATAACAGCAAATGACATTAATTTATCATTCCTGGTAAATAATACAATTATTTCAGTGCCGCAGGTAGTTTTTACCACCAACAATGATGATACTGTTACCGCTGTTGCGGCGGCTATTCAAACAGCAATTTCCGGATCAACTGTTGCCGCAATCATTCCCGTGGGTAGCACTGGTACATCAGCCCGACAAATAACTATTGTATCGCCAAATGCTGGTCCTGGCGTGGTGCAATTATATTCTGGTGCTGTGACCAATGGTGCATCGCAGGCGGGAATAATTTTCAACGAAACCTATGCTGGTCAAGTGCCATCCAACACATTCACTTTAAATGTGTGGCAGCGTGGCAATATCACCACAGCAGCCGAATCATTTAATTGTTCACTGCAACAGCAGTTGGATGGTTTCGGTAATCAGTTATTCGTCGAAGATGTGGTCAATACCTCCGCATATAAATCACAGTTAATTACTGTAGCAGTTAATGCGGCTGCGATCGCCGGCGGTGCAGGTATTGATCCAGCATTTGCCGACAGTTTTGCCACTATTGTTTGGTTAAATGGTGGTGATAACGGCAGCTTGCCAACTGACAGTCAAATTATTGAAGCATGGAATACCTTCACTGACACCGAAACTTACCGGGTTAACCTATTAATTAATAACGGTTATACTGATGTGCCGGTGCAGCAAAATCTCGACCTATTAGCACAAAATCGACAAGATTGCATGGCAATTATCGATTTGCCGAGTGCTCAACAAAATGTTGATGACGCGGTTAATTACCGCAATACAGTCATGGATATCGATTCCAGTTATTCGGCGACTTACACTTCAGACGTGCTGATATTAGATACCGACAATGACCAACAGGTTTATGTGCCGCCAAGCGGATTTGTTGCGGCACGTTATGTTTACACCGATAATAATTTTGCGACTTGGTGGGCGCCTGCTGGTTTGGATCGTGGTTTATTACCGACGGTATTAGGCACTCGTGTTACCTATACCAAACCCGATCGAGATTTGTTGGATGCTGCACAATTAAATGCTTTGCGTGCAGCAAAAAATGGTGCAGGTATTGTTATTTGGGGCGATAAGACCATGCAGGTCACGCCGTCCCTATTATCTGCGGTTAACGTGCGTCGTTTGATGATCTTCATTGAAAATACCATTGCCGCTTCGTTGGAAGGGAATTTATTCGATCAAAATAGTGCAACGCTTGCTTTCTTGGTTACGCAAAAAATCAACGCATTCCTCAATCCAATTGTCGGCGGCGGTATTTTACGGTATTTAACCCTGGCGAATGCATCTAATAACCCCGGTTACTTTGGCGACGCTGGACAATTTAATGTCAGTGTTTACATTGTACCAATTCGTGCAGTCCGAACAATTCTGTTGGATGCCATTGTCACTCCATCGACGATCAGCTTCAACGAGTTGATTATCAATGGTGTCTTCTAACCAAGGGAATTAATTCAGATGCCCCGGATAGCTTTAAACGATATCCAAAATCTGCCAGATATTCTCAGCACCGAGCATTTTACTTTGCAATTAGGTACTATCCCAGGTGGTGGTGATAGTAACGGATTAATGCTAAAATGTGCGGATGCGAATGTCCCCGGCTTCTCAACGGAAAATTATGAAGCCATGCTGGCAGGCACGGTGCGTAATTTCCGTGGTCGCAAAATGTATCCACGCACATTGGCAGTTACCTTCCTTGAAGACTCGTCAATGACTACATTAAATGCTCTGCGTAATTGGATGGAGCAAATTGTCGGCACCAATTCTAACACGTCAATTGGTGGCATCGCAGTTTATTCGGTAAATGCTTTGCTAACAATTTTCGATATGGCTGGCAATGATATTGATGAAATTACATTCATGAATTGCTTCATACAAGACGTGCCGGATGTGCAGGTAACTGGTGAGTCGTCAACCTTGTGGCGGGTGCCCGCTACATTTAAATACGATTGGATCAGCTACAACGGTGTGACTATCAGGTAAGGAACGTAATATGTTAAACTATTTAATTGCAGGTGTAGTTGGTTATGCAGTGTGCGTGTTATTTCCGATCCCCTACCTCAACCAAGCCATTATTAATGGTTGGAAGAAATTGCTGAGCAGCAGTAGCAGCACAACTACGAAATAAATTTCTACTATGCCGTACCCGACGCTAAATCAAATTGAAGGACTACTTGATCCAGCGCCCGACTGGATGTGGACGATGGATATTCTACGGGGCGGCTCGGTATTACTAAGTAATTTACACGTATTAGAGGTACAATTCCCTTTTCTATATTTAGAAGTTGAAGGTAGGTATCGCGCTGGCACCTACATATTTTTTCCCGGTAAAAATAACATCGATAAAGTGACAGTCAGTTTCTATGAAACTGAAGATTTCTTTGTCCTGCAAGCATTCACCCTATGGCAATCTTTAATCGTCGATGACGATAATATACATGCGTTGCCAAAAGATTATCTTGGTTCGTGTGTATTAACTTGCTATGATGGTGCAGGAAATCAGCGGATACAGTGTAATTTATCTGGCTGCTGGCCAGCACAATTATCTGATTGGTCATTGAATTACAGTAGTTCCAATCATTTACAGGTGCAAGTGCAATTTTCAGTCAATGCCAGTAAATTTACTTTCTTCACTAAAACTGGCGCACAAATTATGCCGACGGCAAATCCGGCACTTACTGCCCAACAAAATTTAGGCGCGCAAGTTAATCCATTCACCAATAATTTAACTGGTGGGCTAGCCACGACAAGTACGTAAACTACTAATTTGGTATATCCTAGATGTAGGGGCTTACTACATCCTTTTAGCATTTTTAGCAAAAAATGCAGGTATCTCCTGTTGGCTTGCAAATTTAGCCACATAAATAATAATCTATAACAGGAGACTACATATGGGTCAAGCACCCACTACTGAAAACCGCAAATTTAAGCGTCCACGGGTTATTGTGACGAGTCACCACACGCCTGTCTCGCAGGGTGAGGTTGCATCAATTCGTCAACAGCATGCTCGCCAAATTACATCCGGCGATGATGCTGAAATGTTTGAAGATAATGCGCCAATTCAATTTAATCCGCGTAAAATGGGCGCCTCGCCAATTCCTGAAATGGAAATGCCGCAGGGTAAACCTACTGCGACGATGGAAGATGTAACAGCCGCATTTGCGCGTGCAGGTCAAAAGATGAAAGTTGAACCGCAACGGCGGCCTAGAATTAATCCTACACCACAAGTGCAGGAATCGCCGCCAGAAGTGGAATTTAATACCCACCGTGTTACTAAACCAATTGGTAAGATCGAAGATGGATATCGAGTTTTTCTCCCCAGCAATAACATATTTTACGAATACCCCGATTTGGAAATGCGCCAGTTTGATGTACCCGATTTAGCGGTATTATTCCGGGCACGTGAAGAACAGGACGAAACATTATTAATTGATGCGGTCGCTGGCACCGCTTCGGTTGATGTGCGAGATTTAACTCCAGCAGATTTTCGTTATTTGTTGTATCAGCACCGTTTACATGATTATTTAGCACATCCCTACGAACTTACCTACACTTCGTTTTATGGTAATCGCAATACCGTTACCATTACCAAGACCAATTTAAGAATTAATATGTTGAAAGCAACCAAAGAGGAATACGCAGAAGCCTTGGCAAAAGGTCTCTGCATTATGACGGTGCGCGATCAGGAAGAATTTAATTCCTTAAAACCGACACTGGGACCGGATGCAGATTTCTATTGGTCCTATGCTAAACATCTGCAAGGTGAAACCGTTCGTGATAAAATAGACAAAATTAAAAGTAAAAAAGTGACACCAGATTTCTTATTTGGTGAAGTAGTACCATTCGGTAAAAAATTTGATGACTATGGAGTTATCGAAACTATCGAAATACAAGACGAAAAATTTGATGCTGAGAAGGCAATTGCTAAACTTGCAACTGAGATTACAGAAGCCACTGCGGTATTAAATAACTCGGCTATCAGTGTAGCGGTAGCTGATCGAATATTTGCCCGTATCGGAGTTATGCAAACTGAGTTAGACCGAATTAATACTGAACTCCAGACGGGTGAGGCGGCTCCTAAGAGCGAAACCATATCATTCAGCATAGAAATAGCTGATTTCTTTCCCGTTATACAGTGATAAAGATATTCTCAACCGTGTTTATAATATGTCGCTCTACATGCAAAACGTGCCGGAGTTTATTTACCGTAGTTCGTCTTGGTTTCTCTATCTATCCAACGCATTAGAAATGGATAGAATTAAATCGGAAACTGCTCAACGTGCGGCAGGTGCCGAAAACGTGCAGCTACAAAAACGTAACTTTAATAACATCATGCAGCGTCGTTCTAATATAAGGCGTAGGTAATGTCTGATACCACTAGTGGATTTTTTGAAGACGGACCAAAAGGTGGTCGGCCTGCTGCATTAAATGCGCGTGATGAAATATTTAATTCATTGCGTAATGCCGGTAAGGAAGCCAGGGATGACATGAGTCGTCTCTGGCGGCAACAAGCACGCACTCTAAATCGTTTTTCTAAAGCGTTGGAAGATTACAGCGGTGCTAATAAGCCCCGCCCTAGCAGCGGTGCAGGAATATTCGGTAATTTATTCGGTCGGGCACCAGTCGGTGGTGATCGTAGTACAGCATTAATTGCTGACTTAGATAAAAACTCACACCAACAAAGTGAGACATTAGGGGAAATCGCTCAATTACTCCATGACGACAGTGATCGGCAGAAAAAATCTGATATTATTCAACGTCAAATTTCCGAAAAAACTCTGCTTACGCTAACTGAATTACTTAAAGTTATGCGGGCTAGCAGTGGCGGTGGATTAGGTGGTGTTGCGGAAGGTCTTTTATCATGGAAAGGCATAAAAGGAATATTCGGTAGAAATAGAGGCATCGGTAAAACGGCTGCGGCAGTAGGTGAAGATGCTGCCAAAGAATTAACTGAACGACCGGGATTTTTTACCCGTGCCACACGATCACTACGTAATGCACCAAAAGCACTTTCCAATGCGATGGAAAATGTGCGAGGTATGCCACGCGCACTCAGTCGCACCGCAGGTAATTTATTGGAAGATTTTAGTACACCACGCGGTGCATTAGGTGCAGTGGGTCGCGGAGCAATGTCGCTTGGCCGTGGTGCATTATCTCTGGGCAAACAAGGGAGTAGTTTATTAGGACGTGGTATGCGTTTATTAGGTCGTGGGGCTGGTGCCACATTAGGCGAAGCTGCCGGACCGCTCGCAGCATATTCATTATATAGTTCAGCGAGTGATTTAACTAATGAACGTAACACGCCATTATTAGGTAATAAAGAAACTGGTTTAATGGGTTCGCGTTTAGCGAATTATGCCCAAGCAACATTGTCTGGTGCTGGAGTCGGTGCAGCGGTAGGTGGTGTTTCTGGTTTTGGTGTTGGAGCAATTCCTGGAGCAATTGCTGGCGGTATAGCAGGATTAGGTACAGCAGCATATGCAGATTTTAAACCGCAAGTGGATAGTTTTTCCAGCCATGTGATAGATTATGTTGGCACTGGCATGGGAAAAATGTGGCATGCACTTGGCGGTTTAACTGAAGATGTGTTTGATAAATTTCCCACATGGATGATGGAAAAAATACCATCATTCACTGATTTAAAAGCAGACTTTGATACTGCAATGTCGCCTACCATGTGGGCGGGTATTGCAAAATCTATGTTTAATGTCGTGCAAGAAGGTGAAAAATGGATTGAGAGTCAATTCAGTTGGAGTAATATTAAATCACTTATTTTAGGTACTCCAGCAACACCAGCACCAGCACCAGCTCCTAGCGGTGGTGCTGGCGGCGGAGGCAGTGGTTTACCAGGCGAACCGGCGCCAACACCAACACCAGCGCAACCAGGAATACTTGATCGAATTGGAAATTTTGCATTATCTGGAGTTAAATCGGCATTAGGATTAAATACTAGTCCAACGGAAACACCGTCGGCTGCACCAGCCCCATCAAGCGGTGGCGGATTTTTTAGTAGCATCGGACATATGCTTGGCTTGGGTGGTGGACAAGGAAATAATTTTGGTTCAACCCAAGGATCGGGTGGTGGTAATACATTCGGTTCAGGTAAATCATTTGGTTCAACTGGCAGCTCAAAACCATTTCAAGGATCACAAAAAGAATTTTATGACTCCACCAGAAAAGATATATTTGATGCTGCTACTAAAGCTGGATTACCTAATCCTGGTGTAGTAGCAGACATTGGTGCATCACAATCTGCTATTGAAACTGGCTATGGTAAACACGTAGTTGGTAATAATTATTTTGGTATTAAAGCCACAGGTAATCAAGCCAGCGTGTCAGCTATGACTGGCGAACATCTAGGTGGTCAAGATGTAACTATGGCACAAAATTTTGCGGCTTATGGTGGCAAAACCGCCTCCGCGCAAGCCTATGTTAACTTTATTAAAACCAATCCTCGGTATGCTGGATTAGTTAATGCAAAAAGTACTGAGGAAGGATTAACTGCATTAGGCAAATCAGGCTACGCAACTGATCCTAATTATGAAGGTAAAGTTGGTTCAGTTATAAGCCGTGGTAATGCTGGTAATTTATCTAATACTGGAGCAACGGGTAATTCTGTAGCGCAATCGGTTGGATTAGGCGATAAATATAAAACTGATGCAGCAATGGTTGCTGCTGGACCATCGCAACATGCATCAACTGTAGCACAAGCGGTTGGATTAGGCGATAAATATAAAACTGACGCGGCAATGGCAGCATCCGCACCACAAAATACTGCGGTATCGCTATCGCCTTCTTCCATGCAAAATATGGGAATGCCTGGAGATGTTAATAGTGGAATAACTGATCGTTCAACAGTTATGGCATCACGTCCGCCGCCTCCGCCACCCATGCCTGAAACTAATGCAGCACCATCCACACCGTCATCTGTAGTAATTAATGGTGGTGGTAAGAGTGATACTAACGTAGATATCGATCAAATCCCCATGTTTATTACCGACAATGGCATGGTATTTCTTAACTCTAACGCGGCAGCATAAATTATGTCAATCACAGATACCACCTACCCATCACCACTTAATAAAATACATCCAAATTATCTTGTGTCGATTACTGGCACAGACGAATTAGGTAATGATATCGGTGATTTTCAAGGCACGCAATTTGCTGGTAAGAATTACGGCATCATTGCCGTGTTACCGGAAGAATTTACTCTAAGCACCGCATCGACCTGGAATCCACTATTAAATGATATGGCCAAGAATGCACTTGGCCAATTGCTTAGTGGTTTAGGCAGTGGAATTAAAGATATTGCCCAAGCGGTATCTGGTGTTTCTCCGCTCGGAGTAGCGTTTACGCAACAAGTGTGGGAATCCACCAGTCCGGTAGAATTTAGATTACCGCTGCAATTTAATGCAGTGTATGATGCGGAAATGGAAGTGATGTTTCCGATCATGCGTCTGCTTAGCTTGACACTACCATCAACCGATCAAAATATTGCCAGCAGTATTGGAATTAATTTCTCGACTAATTATGCCCCATTGAAAGCACCAGGCCCAACATTAGGTACGAATAGTTTATACAATGTTACAATTAATTTAGGTCAAGCCTTCAGCTTTTCTAATGTAATTATTAAAGGCGTCAATGCCACTTTCAAAACCTTGCCAGTATCCTCTGGTGATTGGGTTTCGGCTGACGTAGAATTAGAAGTTACCACATCACGCATATTAACTAAAGGAGATTTGTCATCTTATTTCCGACATAGCAGATCAGTCGGTAATTCAGGAGCCTCAACGTAATGGCAACTGTAGCAAATATTTTCCAGGGCACATCAACCAATTTGGATACCCGATATTTATTATCACAATTTATTCCTACTGTTACCATTACCGATAACAATGGCAATCCACTTAATGTGTTGGAACCATTCAATCCAGCGATGATTAATGCAATCAATTCGCTTAGCAGAATTGGTTATCAATTATACAAAGGTGAACCAATCACCACCATATCATATAATAAATATCGTAACACCACTTGCTGGTGGATGATTATGCTTATGAGCCAATTAATTCATCCCTTGATAATTGCAATAGGTTTCTTATTACAAATTCCGGATAACAATATGATATTGCAATCACTAAGTCCAGCAGTCAATACCGGCCAACGTATTCCTAAATACACGACGATTTAATTATGTCGGTTGGTATCTCCGGCCAATTATATTTCTCCTTGCAGGTTGATGGTGTAGAAGTGCCTATGCCTACCTCGAAGGCTATGCAAGTAATAATTAATATGAATAGCAAACAAGCTTTGCCAGTAGCGAAAATTAAAATACCTGATGCAGCCAATGTATTTCCCCAGCAAATTCCAGTGAATGATGGCAGTGTGTTGTCACTACGATTGAATGATGATAATAATGAAGCATTCCCTGGTTATTCTACCCTGCGGTCAGTTGGCACACCGGCGCGTAATCCGTCTACCCAACATTTACAATATGGTTTGATTGGTATATTAGATGCGTTGCCATATATTCGATCTAATCCAAGTCAGAATTTCCAAGGTTCTTCGGCCCAAGCAATGCAAAGTATTGCTAGTACACTAAATTTTAATTACAAAAGCACTGTTAGCACAAACGATGTGATGAATTGGTTGCCGGGCCGCAATACCTATGCTAAATTTGCTAACCATTTAGCCTTGCATGGTTGGATCGATCCATCCACCGCTGTTGCCCACGGAGTTGATGAACAACGAAATTTGCATCACATTGATATTAATGATACCTTCGTCAATAGTAAAATAAAAGCTAGACTATTTTATGGGCAAAATCCTACAGCGGCTTCACTTAGTAGTAGTGTGCCATCATTTCCAGTAATTAGTTATCGATCAATTAATCGTAGTGGATTAATGAATAATACCCACGGTTATGGGTTTAGACTGAATCAAAGTGACATCGTTAATGGCGTGGTAAATAAGTATAGTCAGATAGTTGCTCAGACGATCAATAATGTGCTCGATATTAGTAAAGATATTATTGGACAAATTGGTCAACGTGCCCGAATAGATTTACCACCGTTTGATACTGGCAACACGCATGATATGTATCTTGCTGCCAAACATCAAAACGTTCGCACGCATGCATATTATTCTCAGAACTGCTATGTATTAATTCCAAACACCACAGGATTAACGCTTTACGATATGGTGTCATTTGAAATGGAAACCTCTAGCTTTAATGATACATCATCCACAGGCAATTATATTGTCACTGCCATAACTCGTGTAATGATGGGTTCGCGTTATTACGAGAAACTGGAATTAACTTCGGCTGGGCCTGAAAATGAAAACTCGTCGTTAATCTCATGACTGATGAACAGCATGTCACCAATTTAGAAAAATGTAATGTAGTTAAATGCAATCGCACGGCAACGCATACAGTTAAAATAATTTTACCACCTAACTTACGATTTCCACAGACAGTAGGATTACAGGTGTATATGCGTTTATGCTTGTGCCAGAGTCATAGTAAAGCTGTTAAAGCAAAAGAAATTATGAACGATAATTTCCGTGAAACTGTTGATGCACAATTAATTATGGCACACCGCGCTCCGGTCGATTACAATAGAGCCAAACTGGAATCTATCCCGTTGTCAGACGAAGGCTACCAGAATTTCTTGGCAAAATCTAAACCAGAAAGCGTTAATTAAATGACATTCCGCAGTCCAATGGATATATTCGGTAGCGGGGATAAAGGCACCTTAGCTGGCAAAATATCTCCCGCAAAAGTAGTGGATAATAATGATCCAGAACAATTACAGCGAGTTAAATTTCGCATTTCAGGTTTGCATACAGATCGCACTGATGCTGGTTTATCGTGGGCAATGCCATACGCATTAAGCCCGCAAGGTCATGCACCTAATGGCGTCGGCTCAATTAATATTCCAGTGATCGGTTCAAATATTGGTATTTTCTTTCCAGAGGATGATGAACATCAAGCGTATTATGTGTGTGATTACACGGATTCTACTACCAAAAATTCTGAATTATTAGAAAATTACCCATTCAGTTATGGTCACATCG